TAAACCAAGTTCTTTAAGAATTTTAGCTTGGAACTTAGGATTAGCTGGTTCTAAGTAATTTGCAAAATTGTTTCTAGTAAACTTATCATCTAATCCAAGAGTCTTATATAATTTACTCTTCGCAAGATTACCTGATCTAAGTTGGTTTATTAAGGCATTACCACCAGCCAAATTTCCCTCTGGAACGGTAGGAAACAAGGTTCTTTGTTTTTCAAAATTAATTACAGGTTCTTTAACAAGTTTCTTTTTTATAACTTTTCTAGGTAATATAACCTTTCCTGATGACTGAACATCATCAATTAAATTTTCAGCTCTTATCTGACTTAATACTTCACTACCCTTTCTTTTTATTTTACCAACTCTAGATACCTCTGGAAAGACTTTAGTTTTATTTTTTTTACCAAATACTCTTTCAAATATTTTCTGAAGACTCGGAAATTTAAATTTACCACTACTACCTGGCCCATATTTTTTCTTTATTACTCTCTTAGGATCTAATAAAATACTACCTAATAAAACTTTATCTTTAATATTTGAAAGTTTTTTTAAGTTTTGATTTAATTTTTGATTTTTATATTTAGTTTTAGTTTTAGTTTTTGATATTGAGGGTAATAAAAATGGAAGTCTAGGAAGACTAAATCCCCCACCTCTTTTTCTTCTCGCTTTTGCAATTTCACCAAACTCAACTCCCGCTATTCCAGGCAGTATCGGAATACGTGGAATTGTTGTTTTTAATCTTTGATTCAGACTTTTTATTTTTTTTAAGTCCCGATCAAGTAAAGTATTTTTAGCCTTTATAACATTAAGAACATTAGATACACCATTTCTAGTTTCTATAAGTTGTGTCCTTATTACTTCAATTTGTTCTGCAGATTGATCAGTAGATTCCATAGAAGAATCCAATGGCATTAAATCTGTTATGGGATTGAATTTAGCCACTATACACTTCTCACGAATGACTCATATACTGATAAACCACGACTTGGTTCTAGATTTACAACGGATGTATCTAATTGACTTTGAGCAGAACCAGAATCATTACCAGAACCAGCTAAATTTTCAGCTGTGCGAAGATCTATTATTTGAGTAGAGCCAGACATGGAATCTAAGGGTAATGATGCAACACTGTTATTAACACTAATGTTTTGTGAAATATCTTTATCTTCACTAACAGGATTAATATTATTACCACTATTATCTTCATTTTTCTTATTATTCAATTGTTTTTTAATATCTTGATTAAGAAGAAAATACATTAATGAATTACCTTGAAAATTATCATCTACGCCTGGAATAGAAGTTGAAAATGGCATATTCAATCCTTTTAATGTACTATCACCCTCCGTATTCTCTATTGCTGATAATTCTGTAAGAACCTGTGCAGTGCCTGTATCAAGACCATCCTCCACCAGTTGATCCACAGAAGATTCAGCACCCTCCAACTTAGCATCCATGACACTTTTTGCTGGATTTTCTATTTCCGTGTCTTCTTCACTATCCATAAAATTAGCAGCTACTTCCATTCCTATAGACAATAAAAGAGCATTACTCAAGTCTTTTGTTAAATTACCTGTTATTTTCTTAACTTTATTTTGTTGTCTTGTTACATAATTAAATACAGATCGTTCAAATCTTGTTTTGGATCTTTTCTTTCCTTTTTCAGCTATGGATTCCTCTAAATCATCCATTAGTTCTTGTCTATATGCACCCTCTATCGCTGAAGTTTCTACTAATGAATTACCTATAGATGCAATATTTTTGTTTATCTGATCTATAATACCCACTAAACCAACAAAACCTTGTACGATTACTTTTTTGTCATCAATAACTGGTGGAACTGTGGTACTTACAGCCAACCCTTGATTTTTTGCAATATTATTAAGAACCGATTGATTTGTTGGTACTATATCTGGAGCATCATCTAATCTACCACTACCATCACCTAAAAATCTTAACGCTCCTCCACGAGTAGGGACACCACCCATTCCTCCTCGTTGTAAATTCATAAGTCTTTTATTAAGACCTAAATTATCGTTATTTGTTACTTCTTGTTTTCCAGTAAATCTATCTATCAAATTGCCTATAGGATTCCCTGTAAGGCTGTTAATGATATCAGCTATGATAATTTTGTTAAATGATCCTTTTAAAAAAGGTAATAAAAGAAATTTAGGTGACATTATCCTAGGCCTTGTTGCTGTTGTTGTTTAAGTTTTTCAGCTTCTAAGTAGTTTCTTAGTAAATTTACATAAATGTCTCTTTCCCAAGGCATCATGTTTTCAATCTCAGTCAAAGAGTATTTATGATACTGTATCAAAGAAAATGTTAATTCATAGTATGACTCGGCACTCAGATGAGCCATACTTAGCCGAAAAAACTTGCCAGTCCTTCCAACGTAACAGTTGATTTGACTTTAGTGTTTGGGTTTTCAACTTCAATTTCATGTGATAGTTTAGGCATTGTATCAAAAAACTTTTCGACCTCCTTAAATTGTATTGAGTTTAATCTCTCTACAAATTCAAGTAACTCTTTTTTGGTACAGTCCTTAGCTTCCCATGCTTCATCCTCACTAAAAACCATATCGATACATGATGATATAATATCAAAACTATTGTCTTTACCCTCATCAAAATTAAAATTCTCATCAATAAACTGATCTAATGATGGATATTTCAATCTCATAGTGTAAGTATCATCGAGTTTTATATCAGGAGTATGATTTTTATCTTTTTTAATTTCTATCTCATCAATATAAATTTGAGAATTTACTTTAGTTTCGCCATCATCAGGACAGGTAACTACAAGATCAATACTCTCTCCTATAGATCTTGAACGAATATTTAAAAATAAGTATTCAATATCAAAAGTTGGTAATTCATCAATTTTGACACCTTTAGTCAAAATACAATTTTTCAGAACATCTTTTATAGCTCTAGAAATATCCTTCATAGAATTACTTTCTATTGCAAGTATAAGAATTTTTTCTTCTTTAACTAAAAATGGTCTATATTTAATTTTCTTACCGTTTGATGGTAAAGTTAACTCATAAGAAGGTGTAACAATCGTTGGTAATGGCATAACTATTCACTTCAGTGCTTTATTTAGTGAGGTTATAAGAGACCCCATAAATTATACCAACCCATTCCTCTATCATTCAATTTTTTCTGTTCTTCTCTACCCCAATTACCATATGGGCCTATGTAAGTAACATCTTCCAAATTATCATTTTCTCTATCATCTTGTGTATTTTGTAAGTTACTCTCATATCTTTGATAGGCACTTGGCAATGTACCCAACCAAGGATCAAATGAATCAGAATATCCTTTCCATCCAGATCTAAGCATACCCTTAGTTACATTTTCCATTACATATCTTTCATATCTAAAAGTAACATTTAGTTTTAATACTGATCCAGAGTCGTAATTTACAGGCACTGATGACATTGATAAAGGCCATGACCTTACAAAACAATAATATGCAAAACCTATACCTCTTTTAAAATAATCTTTATTAAATTTCATGATACTCATCGTACACTTATAATCCTTTGGATAATTCAAAGTCATCACTTGATTATCTGCTTTACCATCAGTGTCTCCATGAAGAGGATTTATTAATTGCATCCAAGCTTCAAAATATCTTAAAACTTTATATTCCCTATCCACCATAAAAGTAAATGTTACGTCATCATATATTCTTTTAAAAGGCATTCTCTCTGTAACTCCCTGTCTATCACCTGATACTTCCACATCAGCAAACGATGAGCCAGGCAATACTGCATCTGACACATATAATCCTAAATCTTCATCTATAAATCTTCTAGATATACCTACATCTGCAGCTGCGTTATACACATTTAGATTTGGTTCTATGAAAACTTGATACTTATTATCAAGAGCCACTGTTTGGAATCTTGATCGTATATCATTAATAGGGTATTTTTTTGGTCTTCTTGACATATCTCTAAATAGATATCAGCTAGTTATCACTTTTATTTATGAGCTATAGTGGGAAGTATAGGCCTACCAACCCCAGAAAATACAAAGGAGATCCCAAAAACATCGTTTATAGGTCGTTATGGGAACGTAAATTCATGGTATATTGTGATTCTCATGATCATATCATCGAATGGGGTAGTGAAGAATTTGCAATACCATACAGAGATCCAGTCAGTGGCCGTAGGAGAAGATACTTTCCCGACTTCTATATCAAGTATATTGATAGATCTAAAACCACTCGTCGCATGGTAATTGAGGTCAAACCAGCAAGACAATGTAAAGAACCGAAAACAAATCCAACGAAAAAAACTAAA